AATTTCCAGTGTAGAATACTATGTAATATAACCATACATTCGCTAGTATTGAGTTTCCTAAAATGTTCCCCCAAAGCGTGAAATCAATAGGATAGTAGCAACTAATAATAGTTGCTATAAACATTATGAAAGGAATTATGTATAAATTCTTTTTCATTAGCTAGGGTTCTTAATTCCACCCCCTCCGATGTCGGTTTTATTTTTGGGTGGATTCTTAACACCACCCCCTCCAATGTCTTTATTAAACAAAGAAAACCCTTTGCAGTGTTCTGCTTTTATTTTATAAAATAAATACAAAAAGAAAATAAAATTAGTAATTGTTTCATAAATGTTTAACCGTAAATTCAATTTTGAAGCTACCATATTATCAAAGTTTCTAATTAAATAGGAACTTATAAACAGCATCCACAACATCGATAATGATAACATCAAATGCTCAATTTTTGTTCTTTTTATTTTATCTGTCACGTTATAAAATAACGCTACGAATAAACATACATATACTACTATGTTGGCTATTAGGCTAATTTCTTTAATCATTTTTATTGATAGTTTTTACGCCACGATTTACCGTCGCTTTTAATAATTCATCAAGTCCGTAAGCTAAAATAACGGTAAAAAATAAACCGATTCTAAGGCTCAGTTTAAAATATTCCATAATTGCAGGAATAAGGAAAAAACTAACCAAAACGGCACCCAATAATTTAGCAAATAACGTTTGTCTGTTCAATTTATCCTGAGCTTTTTGTAGCATCTCGTAAACGATTGAAACGCAACTAGCGATAAATAGAAAAATGTAATCCCAAATGTTCATCATAATTTTAATTTATAAAATTCATTAATTAATTCTTGTTGTTTGTCTAGTATCTCTTTTGGGATAGGGATATTTCTTGTCGCTAGTTTTTGAACGTGGACATATACTAAATCGTTTATTTTTTGCGTATATTCCAAGTCTAAATTTTCGATTTGTAATTCTTTGTAAATTTCAATTTCTTTTTCGGTTGCCGTTTCAATCCATTGCGAACCGTTAAAAATAGCTTTTATTAAACCTCCATTATAAGGTATAATTGTCCAATTTTTGTGCGGTGGCTCATTGTTAGAAGTACATTGTAATTCTCCTAAATCGTTTAAAATAAAATATTCCATAATTTATGTTTTTTGAAAAACTGAGTTAACATTTGTAAAACTATTCAATCCATTTGTTGCTAAAATAGGTACTACAATTTGAAATTCTAAACTGTCATTTTTAGTAATTGGAATTGAAAAACCATTAAAAATAAAAGTAAGACTTACATTATTATACCTAATGTTGCCAATGGTATGTGAAGTTCCAGCAGTCTTATTATTTATTTTCAACACAACGTCCTCAGCACTTGTAACAGTTTGCGAAATAGCTTTTACATAAAAGTCAGTAATCAACCCTGTAAATGGTGCTTCAAATCTGCGTGAAATGTTTGTTGACGTTGTTGGAGCGAATCCTACGTTTGTTCCGAAGAAATAAGAAGTACTATCTGCAAGGGTCAAAATAGCGTGACTGCATGAAATTACTGAAGTATCTAAAGTCAAAGCGTCAAACACACCGTTTGAACTAACAGCATTTGTACTTCCATCTGTTGGTACTGCATCGATTGTTAAAACAGGCACTACACTCAGAGGAATTGGTACTAGCGTTCTAACTGGTGTTACTCCTCCAAATTGAAATTGATAGGTAGGATTAGAACCGCCAGAAATTCTATTTGCATAGTATTTCATTACTACCCTATCCGTATCTAAGAATATGCCATCATTCCATATAGCAGTTGCACTAAATTCAACGTAAATACCACCATCGATTACGGGTATGGTATTATCGCTAGTTGCAATTAATGTTTCAACTCCTGCGCTAGTTCTTTTGTAAATCTCAAAATAAAAAGATGCCGTTCCACTTCCTGCAGTTCGTCTAATATTTCCAATTGTTGTAATGTTGAAAACACCCGGATTACCTACTATAATGTTTGCAGAAGTGGCTAAACTACTTATTAGTTGGTCTGTAGTTGTAATTGCACCCGTTGAAATATCTACAGCAGTTGTGTTATAACTTGGGTCTGTAATGCTTGTAACTATTTTAACATAACCACCAATATCACTTGCAGCGTTTGTAGGATAAAAAATAATATTGGAAGGTAAATCTAAAAGTGAAATAAACGGGTTGCCATCGTCGCCATCGTTTATAAGGTCGCTTGTTTTAGTTGGTAAATCGGCAGGCTGTACCGCTGTTCCTATAAGTAGCTTTTCAGTAGGAGTTACATATACATTTGTCGCTGTTTCTGGAATATCGTCTGTGTCTAACAAAACTACTCCTACTTGACCGTTTACGCTATCAACTGCACCACCTCCACCTGTTGAAGTTGTTACTATAATTTGTGTAACGTTTGGCATTGCATTTACAGTTACTATTTCCTCTATTTTCGTAACATTTACGTTTACAATTTCGCTCATCTTAGTTGGTTATCGTGGTTACTACTTGAAAAAGTCCGCCTACATATCTTTTTACTGACAAATCAGCTAAAGTTATCTTTATATCATATTGATAATTACAAGGCTTTACATCAATGTACTGCTCATTAATCGAAAACCAGCCATCGACTGCATCTGTAATGGTAATTCCTGCACTATCTACACTTGTTAAAGCTAAAATAGGGGTTGAACAAGCGTCTTTTTTGACGTCTATTTCTATAATAGCACCCGTTAAATCTAACGGAACATCGCCAATCAATATCTGAAACGGAACGGCATTAAAAGTTGTCCTGTTTTGTGCTATTAGGTTTACTATTCCTATCATATCGTTCTTGTTTTTTTAAAAATAATTCAATTTTTTTGATATTCTGTTCTTGTGCTACGTGCGTCTTTCTCTTGTTTTCCATAAAATCAATTCATCAACTGTTAAAGGCTGGTTATCTGGTAAGTACCAACCGCTATTACTTGCTATTTGTGGATTCACTATATTGTCTGAACTACTTGCATACTCAGGCAAATTGTTTTTACATAACCAGCGTTTCATTCTATCGGCATACATATCGGCTACTATTCTACGCTCATTTATTAAACGTGCCAATGTCGTTTCACTTACTGCTGTTGTATTGGCTGGCGTTGGCATCGTAATACCATTATTAGCAAATGAAAAAGCACCGATTTTCAAGTATTCCGTTGCGCTTTGCTGTATTAAAAAAGGCTTGATATAACTATCGTACAAAGTCAGGTATTGACCGCTTAAATCGTCGTTATCAAAGTCCGTTTCTATTTTAAAATATAATGTTTCCCCTAGCAATTCCTCCAATCGTGTGGCTTGTGCGTCTATTATGCACTGTCGCAATTTATCAGTATCAATGTTACCACCTAAAGGAGTGTTCTTTGTAATATCGTTATCGCTTAGTAGTATTATCATTCTTTTGGTAGTTTAAAAAAGTTATTACTAGCCTGTGCTGGTTGCGCTACTAAAGGGTCATTATCTTGCCATTTAGCTTTTTGTCGGTCTTTAGGGTCGAGTTCTAAAATCATTTTTCGTGCTTCATTAACCGATATGTTTTTATTATTTCTACGCAAATAAATTTTTCGCATCCAAAAATGCTTACAATTAACTCCGCCTTTGTACAAAAATAAATCATAAGTATCTGCTCCTTTTGGTCCAAATCCTTTATTCACTACTTTACTTCCAGCCAACTCGATGTCCTCTTTACGATATACCTTATTCGCTGAAATTACCTTATTGCAAAAATCTCTTTCGCCACTTCCTGAACCAGCATAGGAATAACGGATTTTAAACAAGTCCGTATCCTGTTCACTTTTTACATTTGGGAAACTCGAAAAAGTTTTCGCTAAATGTAGAGAGGTTTCTGTCAAAATAGGTTCGCCACTTACAGCAACTTCATCTATACACTCCCATTCGCTCTCATCTATAATTTCGCCTAATTCAATTAGTGGTTCTGCTGTTGGTGTTATAACTTGCGATAGTGTAACTTTCTGCGCTTCATCTGCTTTTGGTTGTCTTAGATTCACAAACTCTAATGTTTCTTTAAGTCCCGACATATTAGCAATTTCTTGAAACGTATCTAATAAATTTTCTTGAATCGGCTGTATAACATTAAGCATCGTTTCATTAAATGCCGTTTCTATTTCTTCTGAGTTGCTCGAAAAACCAGTTGATTTGTCTATTCCAATTATTGAAGTAGAAACTACTTTATGACCTACACAGATTTGTCGACGTGCTTCTTCTCCCAAGTATTGGTATTGTTGGTAAGCATCAACTACTTGAACTTGTTCAATAGTTGTCGCATTGTCTTTATTGTCGTTAAATGATACTACGATAACCCCAGCGTTATTAGTTCCACTCGTTCCGTTTTGGTATTTACGTGCTAATTTTCTACGTTCTTCTTCGCTTTCTGGAATCCCATTATTTACGTTAACTATGGTCGAAACCATAAATTTGTTTTTCACGTGATTTATGAAAAAGTTTGCAATTTCTTCTTCAAGTTCGGCGTAAGGCATAGCACTCAAATAAGAAGGATTACTAAAATAGAATTGTCCTACTTGATAATCTTTCACAACAACTATTTCGCTTCTTTTTGCGCCTTTACCATACTTAAAAGCGTCGAATCTTTTAGGTGTAAATTCATTCTGTTTATTCCAATTATAACAATAGTAATAACCAGTTATGTTTCCGTTTTCATCTGCTTTTTCGGGTGCTACTTTCTCTTTAGGTATATGAATAGCTTTTACTGGCTTACCTTTCAAATAAAGTAACTCAAAAGAAGTTTCGCCAAACATGTTAAAATCTTTGACGATTCTACGGACTTCTTTTTTATCGAATAAAGGAGTGCTTACATTCAATCCTAATCCGTAAGTCATACGTGTATAAGAATCTATTACAGCTGAGTTGGTGGGACTTCCATTATATCGGTCAATTATGTACTGATAAAACTCGTTATTGTCGCCGTTCAATACCCATTCTTTATATGGACTTTCTTTTATTTCGGGTCTCACATAGCTATTAAGCTGTAATACTATTGTGTTATCGGTCATATTAGTTTATAATTTTCTAGGTTAATTTCTATTGTCGCAAATCCTTTACCACGCCAAAGTAAGTCGTTAATTCCATTTACTATAATTTCATAACTAGCGTTATCTTTAAACGTAAATTCAAAGGAAATGGTTAAGTATCCATTATCAATTGAACTATTAAACTCAGTTACTATAATTATTTTATCTGTTAATTCGTGGCGTATAGAAATAGTAGAAATATCCGAGTAAACTCTAGGAATAACTATCAGTTTGTGTACTAAATTTACAGGATTAAAGACTTTCATATTCATATAACGAAATAAATTAAGTTTTTTGCAAAAAAAAAGCGTCAATTAAGACGCTTTTTAAAACCTAGAGAAAATAATTTTAAACCGTTCCCACAACTGATGTAGAAACCAATGCAAATAAGGCGGTTTTCATCGCACTATTTAAGAAAGGCGCTGCCGTTTTTTCATCTCCTGTTAATTCAACTGTGAAACCTGTTAAGTCTCCAGATGCTCCACCAGTAACGATAGAACCACCAGTCATTTCCATTCCGTTTTCAATACCTCCGACTGTAATGTTTCCATTATAATCTTCAACAAAAATAATCGGACGTCCGTACATCATTAGTTTCAACTCATTTTGAGTGTCTGGATCTAATGACGGAAATGTAGCTGCTACAACCTGAGAAACAAACGCTGTACCATTTTCTCTTGATACTGTTGGTGTTTGCGTGAAAGTGTTTGCTCCTTTTAGTTCCCATTTGAAAACTTCTGCCAACGTTCCTAATGCCGTTACAATTTCATTTGCAACCGTAAAAACATAGTTATCATAATTTGCTATGTACAAATTTTTTATTCCGCCTTTTTGGTCTTTACAAGGTAGCTTTCTACCTTTTCCAAAATCACAAGTAAATGCCATATTTTTTTATTTATTAAAAGGGGTTTTTACACCCCTTTGTTATTACTAATTTAACTATGCGATTGGTCTGGCCCAAACGATTTCAGCACCATACGCATAAGAAACTCCTGCGTTGTAGACCATAGTTCCACGAACTTTACCTGTTTGTAAACCGATTGAATCCTCATCTGTAAGCTCTATTAAATTGTGGTCTGCCATTGCACCCGTTCCAAAAGCTAAATTTTTTGGGTCTGCAATTACAATAGTACTTGCAGGAAGTCCTTTATCTCTAACTAGCGTGTAATCTCCAAATACTAAAGAAGTGTTAGCGTTTCCACCTAAACCATTAGTAATTCCTTTTGATGCTAAAAAGAAGTTATACGCCTGAGCAACGTTTGCAGAAACAGAAACTTTTAAGTTTGAATTACCTTGTAAAGCAACTGGCACAGCAGTCAAAGCCAATTTCAACATCGCTTCAACATTAGATTCTGTTACAGCATCTAAGTCAACGTCAATAACAGTTGCGTCTGCTAAAAATTGAGTTAAAAACCCATCAAATTCGTCCGCTGTAGATTCAGCGCCACTCCAAATAATAGAGCCAAAGTCCTCCGCATTATCGGCTAACTTATTAGCTATAATAGCGTCCATCGTTTCTTTATTCATAGTTCTGTTGTAAGCAGAACCGCCCATTGATTCTTCGCCCCACAATGCTCTGAAATCTTCTTTGCAGATATCGAAATCATCTTTGAATTTTTTAGGCTTCAAAAGTTTTTCAGAAATTGTAATAGAACCAGCAGGCTCGTGACCGCAAGTATAGGCTCTACGTCCGTTTGTAGTTGCTAATTTTCTTAGCCATAATTCAAAATTTACGCCCTCGTAAATTGTCGCTATTCCATTCTTTAAAGCGTCGGCTTCTTTAAATGTTTTTAAAAATAATCCACCAGCAGTCTTCCCTGCGTAGTTCGATGTAATTGTTGTTGTTGTTGCCATTTGTTATTTGCTTTGTAATTCGTTAAATAATTGTTCTTTGAAATTCTTTGGTTCTGCAAAAATCTTCATGCTTGGTTTTGCTTTAGTTTCCGCTGTAAGTTCAACAGCTTGAACAACTGGCTCAACTTTTGCCATTTTAGTTTCAATCATTTGACCGACTGCAACTAGCATTTCATTTTTCAATGCTGTTAATTGTGCGTTCATATCTACAGCTGGTTCAGGGTCTTCTGTTTCAACTTCTGGGGTTGTTACTTCTGAAATCTTACCTTCTGAAACTGTGAAACTTGTTCCGTCTTCTGCTGTGTACGTTCCGTCTGGAACTACCGAACCCACCTCCATAGTAGCTGCTAAAACTACTGGTATTTCTGAAAGTGCAACCACTTCTGGTTCTGGTGTAGGATTGAAAAAATCCTTCATTGTTTTAAAAAAATCTGTTTCTTTATTCATTTTATAATTATTTAGTTTAAATGCTCCGTCGATTGAAAATCCTTTAATATCGCCACTTTTGATTTTCTCTTTTATTTCTTGATTGTCGATTTTCATAATAGCGAACCATGTTCCTATTGGTAAATCATAACCATACTCATTTGACTTATCCTGGTCAAATTCCTTTATCCAACTTTCAACTATTGTAACATCGGATAATTGTAAGTTAGTATCGTGTTCCTCAGTTGATTGAGATTGATATCCGTTTATGTGAAAGTGTCTTTGTGCTAGTTCTATTGTTTCTTTTGGAAAAACTATATTAAAAGGATTACCGTTTTCATCAACTCTTAAAATCTTTTGATTCGGAATTAAAACGGGCGACATCATTAATCCTTTTTCAATTTCTTTTAATTGAATAGTTTGCTCATCTTTTGACAAATAGACGCCCACCTCTTCAATGGCTGGGTTTTCAACTAAAGAAATTCCGTAAACTCCTTTCTGTTGTTCTGGGTCGAATTGTACTAAAAATGTTTCCATATATCTGTATAACGAAATTTGATATTTTTTTATGCTATATTTGTAAAAAATAATTTAAAATGAAAGAAATAATCACAAAAGAAAATTTGTCAAATTATCAATATGATAAAGAAAAATTCAATTATTGTTTCATTACGAAATCATTAATTATTGATTTGAATCAAGGTCAAGAATTGAGTGGCATTTGTAT